AAGAGTCAAAGGGAAGCCGAACAGGCGGTCATTGAGGCGGCGTCCAGATTCGCCAGGCACTCCGAGACGCCTTGAAGGCATTGGGGTGGAGTAGAACGACCGGTGCTTTGTTGGAATACCTGGTATTGAGGATTCAGTTTGAACGACCGGTGCTTTGTTGGAATACCTGGTATTAAGGTTTCAGTTTGAACGACCGGTGCTTTGTTGGAATACCTGGTATTGAGGATTCAGTTTGAACCAGTGGGACAGAGGTCATGCGGCCAGAATAACCCGAATCACTATCGAAGTGAGCGGGTACCGATGGCGAGTTCACGGTGGCAGGTTAGGGCGTCGGTGGAACGTTCACTTGGTGGAGCTTCTAGGGTCCGAGCGCCTCGACGTACCTGTGAACCGGGCTTTCTTGCTGAAGATGCGAGAGGCGGTGGCCAAGGCTCTCGACCTTGAAGTGGATGATGTGAAACGCATCACAGCAGACTTGATTCTCGCGTGATAGAATGGCCGAATGACGATGCGAGACCGAGTCAAAGAACTCCGGCGTGTGCCGGCCTCCGAACTTAGGGCCAACCCGAAGAACTGGCGAACGCATCCACCGGCGCAGCAAGCCGCCATACGTGGAATCATAGAGGATATCGGTTTCGCCGATGCCGTTCTTGCCAGGGAGACCGACGACGGTCTTGAACTTATAGATGGGCACCTTCGTCAAGAGGTCATGGGCGACCAGGAGGTGCCCGTTCTTATTATCGATGTGACCGAGGAGGAGGCCGACAAGATGCTCCTCACCCTCGACCCGCTGGCAGCGATGGCGACTAGCGACGACAAGAGATTGAAGGCTCTACTCGCGACGGTCTCCTCCGACGACGATGCCGTGGGCGCTCTCTTGCGGACCCTGGCGAACGACCACTGGGTTCCTCTTATCCTTGACGACCTCCCAGGACCTCCGGTTGAAGATGGGTCCGGCACCCTCTTGCAGCTTCTCGATATCACGATTGCCGAGCCTCGCCACCAAGTATCGCGTGGAGAGTTGTACCGCTTGGGCGGTATCCATGTTTTAGCTTGCGCGTCGGTGATTAAGGATTGGGCTTTGTGGGCCGAATATCTGACCGGCGACGTGTGGTTCTGCCCTCATCCTAACCCACTGGTCCCACTGTCCGAGGAGGCTGTAACGCGCCCGATGCTGTTGGTCCAGCCGGACCCGTATACCGCCGGCCATATCCTCGACCGCTATGAGGATATACATGGGCCGGAAGCCATCGAGCAACTATGATAAAGACTGGCGGCACGTGGGATTCATCGGACCGGCCGGTTTTCTTCGCCGCTTGTGTTGAGAACCACTTGGAACTCTGCGCCGAGTTGCACGATTATCTCTTGGTGGCAGTCAACCATATGGTAGGGTCGTCGGGTTTGACGAGAGAGGTCTTTGCCGCTATCGATGCCGGCAAGAAGGTTTTCATAGACTCCGGCATCTTCAGCCTGACCCAACGACACGCTGAAAAACACGGAATCACCATGGACCAAGCCCTCGGCACCGCGCCGGAGGATATCGATGGGTTCGACAACCTGTTCGCCAGCTATTGTGAAATCATCGAGGCTCTCGGAGACCGAGCGTGGGGCTACATCGAACTCGACCAGGGCGGCCGGGAGAACAAGATAAAGACCCGCAAGCGCTTGGAGGCTTTGGGCTTCAATCCGGTGCCGGTCTATCATCCGCTGAACGATGGGTGGGATTACTTCGATGAACTGGCCTCGACTTACGACCGCATATGCGTCGGGAACGTGGTCCAGGCCAATACCGAGACCCGGAAGCGCATCATAGCCACCATCTATGAACGGTGCCGGGAGTATCCCGATTTGTGGGTCCATCTTCTCGGTCTCACTCCTAACCCTTGGATGAACGCGTATCCCGCTGGAAGCTGCGATTCATCTGCCCTGGCGTCGGGTATCCGGTGGGGTCAATCTAAGATAGAGACCTCCTCGGCTTTGCAGACTGGTCCGGACTTACCGAGGGGTTTCATCTATGATATGACCTCCACTAGACGCCATGAGGGAGGATGGGACAGCGCGAGCAGGCTGTCCGGAATGACCGCGGCTTTCATGCACCATAACTGGCGCGGTCTGGTGAACGACTATAAAGAGGCGGGGCTTTTATGACCGAGATTTTCGTCAAGTTGCGCGTTCCAGGCTTCCACCATTGGCCCAATCCTTCCATCAACCGGGCCTATCTTGGGCAGAGCCACCGGCACCTGTTTCACCTGGAAGTCTCGATGCCGGTCGGACACTCTGACCGGGAGGTTGAATTCCATGACCTTCTCGATGATGTGCGCACCCTGTTCCCTGCCGGCCAGGACCACGGCGGCAAAAGTTGTGAAATGATGGCCGAGCAGATAGGCCATACTCTACGGGTACATTACAAGAGGCCGGTTACCGTCGAAGTCTCCGAGGATGGAGAGGTTGGCGCTAGGATAACAACCGATGGAAGTTAGCGTAACCAGGGAATACACTTGGGAGATGGGTCATGCCCTAATGAACCATCGGGGAAAATGCTTCCGGCCTCATGGCCATAATTACCGGCTTGAAGTGGAGGTCTCCGGACCATTGGATAAAACGAGCGATATGGTGATTGACTTCTCCGACCTCGATATGATGGTGAAGCCTGCAGTCGACGACCTCGACCACCAATTCCTCGTCAATACAAAAGACTCCCGATTCGCTAATAAGCCCGGATACATTCGGTGGGACGGTGAGCCGACTGCCGAGAGCATCGCCCTGCATTTATATTCCTCTTTAGCTGAACAGACAGCATTAACCGTAGAGCGAGTGACCTTATATGAGACTGATAAAGCCAGCGCGACGGTACGGCGTTCATAAGATTTTCGGGCCTACCATCCAAGGCGAGGGCGGCATGGCCGGAACGGTCTCTCATTTCGTGCGCCTCTCCGGATGCAATATGTGGGACGGACGACCGGAGACCCGCGAGGCTTCCCACTGTCCGTTCTGTGATACCGACTTCTTTAGCCACCGGATGCTCAAGGCTTCAGAGATAGCGACCGAGTTGAACGAGCTCAATCGGTCGGAGTGGGTGACGGTCTCAGGAGGCGAGCCGCTCCTGCAGATAGACGATGAGTTCGTCACAACTTTACATGATAACGGGTATCAGGTGGCTATAGAGACCAATGGGACCAAGCCGCTCGACGTTCTTGTGGATTATGTCACAATGTCTCCCAAGCGGCCCGAACCTGAAACGGCCATCCGCAGATGCGACAGTCTCAAACTCCTCTGGCCTCACCCGGACCCGCGCATCACTCCGGAAGCCTTCGATTGCATCGATGCCGGCGCCAAGTATCTACAGCCCATCGACTCGATTGACTATGAAGCCAACCTACGCTCGACCATCGAGAAGCTCTACGACCTCCGGGGCTGGCGGCTGAGCCTGCAAACCCATAAGTTGATAGAGGTAGAATGATAGACCTAACGTGGGCCGAGATTGACGACCGTCTGGCAGCGATGAATCTGGACGGTCTGAAAGTATGGGGCATCCCAAGGGGCGGGGCAATCGCGGCAGGGCTGGCGCGCCGGCATGGGGCGGTGGTAGTCGGGCCGAAAGAGGCTAAATTCGCCCTGGATGATGTCATCGACAGTGGTGCTACTGCCGTGGCTATCAAGGCCCAATACGGACTGCAGACCCTGGCGGTGGTTGATAAGATGGCCGAGGGCATCGACTCATGGGTGCACTTCCCATGGGAGGAGCCGCCAGAGACCGAGATGGCCGACCATGTTACTCGCATGATGCAGTATTGGGGAGAGCAGACTGGTCGGGATGGACTCATAAAGACTCCCGAACGAGTGGTCCGGTCGTGGGAGGAATTGTATGCCGGTTACAAGTTGAATGCCGCGGATGTGCTGACCTGGTTCGAGGACGACGCCGACGAGATGATTGTGGTCAAGAACATCACCTTCTACTCGACTTGCGAACATCACCTTCTCCCATTCTTCGGGACCATCAACGTCGGCTATATCCCGAACGGGTCTATCTTGGGAGCTTCCAAGGTCGGCCGCGTGGCCCATGTCTATTCTCGCCGGCTTCAAGTACAAGAGCGGCTCGCTCGGCAGATTGGCCAGAGCCTAGAAGCCCACGTGCTAGGAGTAGCGGTCAACATCCAGGCTCAGCACTTTTGCATGATGGCCAGGGGAATCAATCAGGATACAAGCCGGTTAGTCACTAACTACCTGACCGGATACTTCCGCGACAGGCCCGATACCAGGGCAGAGTTCTTCACCGCTATCAGTGGCTAATATATGGCTAAACAAAACGGCAACAAGATAGTCGCCGAGCAGAGGCGGTCTCAGGTCATACAGATGAAGATGGCCGGAGCCACCGAGCAGACGATTGCGGACCAACTGGGAGTCTCAAAGGCCCAAGTCTGGAACGATGTGAAACGTAGACTGTCCGAGGTTCGGCGCGATGATAATGAGGCAGTCCAGCAAGAGTACAACCTTCAGAAATCCCGGTACGAGAGGCTTCTCCTTCGGTGGTGGAGCCAGGCGATAGGGTCCGACGACGACGAGTCTGCAAAAGCGACTTCAATCGTATTAGATATCTTGAGGCGCTTAGATACTATCGGCGGCCTTGTGCCTGAGAAGCCTCTCATCCAACTCAGCCAGCAGAACATTCTCGTGGGCGGCATGACATTCTCCGACCTGGTGCGGGAGGCGTTAAGCGAGGCCGGCACGATTGAAGTGGAGGGCCGGGTATATGACTCTGACGAAGGCTGAGAAGCTCTCCCACTATAACGAGTCCAAGTCCAATCCCGCATACTTCTGGAAGTGGACCCTCGGCTCGGAGACCGTCTACGACAAACAACTTCAGATGGTCGAGGCGGTACGGGACCACAACCGCGTGGCGGTCGTCGGGGCTAACGGTACTGGCAAGGATTGGCAAGCTGCCCGGATAATGCTCTGGTGGCAGTCGATACACAACCCTGCGATAACGGTCGTCCTCGGTCCGACCCATCGACAGGTCTCTGACATAATCTGGAAAGAGGCCCGGAGCGCCTACCTGAGTCCTCGGATGCCTCTCGGCGGTCAGATGTACCGGACTGCAAGATGGGAACATGACGACCGCCATTATGCGGTAGGCTTCTCGACCGACAACGAGTACAACATCCAGGGATTCCACAGCCCGAACCTCCTGGTCATCGTAACGGAGGCCCACAACGTCGAACAGTCTCACATCGATGCGGTCAAGAGGCTCAACCCTGCCCGGATGCTACTGACCGGGAACGCCTTCGCTTCATCGGGCGAGTTCTATGACGCCTTCCACGGCGGGTCCGACCTTTACCATACGATTGAGATATCCGCCTCTGATACTCCAAACATCCAACAGGGCCGTGAGGTCATTCCGGGCATGGTGACAGCCAGCCAAGTCGAAGAACGGAAGCGGGAGTGGGGCGAGGAGTCGGCCCTTTATATCGCCTCGGTCCTCGGCCGGTTTCCGGATAACCTTGAAGATGCCATTGTGCCGAGGTCGCTCTTGTTGGAGGCGGTCGAACGCCAGCTTGAACCAGAGGGTCCGGCGCTTCTCTCTTGCGATGTGGCCAGGTTCGGCGCGGACAAGACAGTGGTCTACCGGAGGCAGGGCAACGTTTGCCGGCTGGCCTGGAAGTCTCAAGGCAGGGATACCCAAGAGGTCGCAGGCCGCTTGAAGATGATGGCCGAGGACGACCCGGATGTTAATGAGATAATCGTGGATGATACTGGCGTTGGCGGTGGAGTGACCGACAGGCTGAACGAGGAGAATGTGGCCGGTGGTCGGGTCCGGATTACGGCTTTCAACGGCGGGGAGAAGGCCAAGAGGTCAGACCGCTACGTGAACGCAATCGCCGAGGCTTGGCTAGAATTGGGCCAGGCGTTCCGGACCGGCACGATAGATATCGACAACAATCCTGCCGTGATTGCTCAACTGTCGGCCCGCAGATATACGGTCCAAGGCGACCGGCGAATCAAGCTGGAATCGAAAGACGATTTCAAGAAGCGCTCGACCGGAGGGTCGCCAGACGATGCCGATGCCCTGGCCATGTGTTACTCAGCGCCTGGACCTGGGGTCGGAGTCTGGTAAGAGGGCAAAGCCAGGGCACTCAGGGCAAAGCGAGGGCACAGATAGTTGGGCCAGGGCACTCAGGGCAAAGCGAGGGCACAGATAGTTGGGCCAGGGCACTCAGGGCAAAGCGATGGCACAGATAGTTGGGGCAATTGATTGCATATCAAGAGGATGATTGAACAAAGAACTCAGGTGCGCCCACTGCAGAAAGCTGTTGGCTGAGAAGGCCGAGCGCGGAACGGTCATAGTCTGTTCAAGATGCAAGACCCGCAACGAGGTTGATTGACCGGACCACTTATGATATTCTGCTGGCCAGTGGCCTCCCGGTATGTGTCCGAGGCGAAAGCCCGAAGCCGGTGGAGGTCGTTTTGGCGTTTTGGGACTTTTTGCGCAAGGCTGAACCGGGTGATGTGGCGGTCGCTGTCCCGCTTAATTACGATGTAGGGCAGGCCACATATCCGGATGCCAGCTTCGAGTCATTTGCGACCGAGGGCTACGCGAAGTCGGAGATTGTCCATGCTTGCATCCGCGAGCTTGCTATCTCCGCGGCCTCTCCGCGTTATTATATTCAGGCTCCGGCCACGAATGGCGGGGCTGTCGAAGTAACCTCCGGCCTCCTCTACGACCTGACCAACCGGCCCAACCCGACCTCAGACTGGTACTCATTCATCGAGAACCTGGTTACTTATCTCATGGTGGCCGGGAACAGTTATGTCTTGAAAGAGCGGTCGAGGTCCGGAAAGGTTACGGCTCTCTATCACCTCCGGCCCGACAGGGTCCGAATCATTGGCGGCGACCACGGCGCCGAGGGATATGTCTATACAGTGGGCGGCAAGGATTACAGCATCCCACGAGAAGATATTTGCCACTTGGCCCTACCGAATCCCGGTGGCGACCTCTACGGTCTCAGCCCTTTGCAAGTCCTGGCTCGGAACGTAAACTTGGACCTGAACATGACCGACTTTGCGAAGGTTTATTTTCAGAATGCCGGAGTGCCTAGCGGTCTCTTGAAGCTGAAACGCAGGCTGAATACTCAAGAGGAAGCGGCAACTATACGCGCCCGATGGCGGTCTCAGTTTGGCGGTCGTAACAACTTTCACCGAGTAGCTATTCTAGATGAGGATGCAGACTATCAGGCCATGGCCCACTCGCCAAAGGATATGGCCCTGACGGAACTCCACGACCTCACCGAGTCCCGGATATGCTCGGTCTTCGGCGTCCCGGCAATCCTGGTCGGGGCTAACGTGGGACTGCAACGCTCGACCTATTCCAACTACCGCGAGGCCCGGATGGCCTTCCACTCGGAGACCTTGGAGCCGATGGTGAGCCGGATTCTGCGGCATTTGAATCGGAATATGTTTGAGGAGTATCCCGGCAATGAGTCATTGACGGTCGATTGGGCCGAAATGCGCTCCGGTCTTGACGACCGAGAGGCCATGACGACCAGGGTGACAGGTCTATTCGCTGGCGGCATCGTGACCTTGAACGAGGCACGAGAACAACTTGGCCTGGAAGCTGTGGCCGATGGCGCTCTCCGTAGGATACCGGCAGCGATATTTGAGGTGCCCGAAGGTGCGATGGCTCCGGTCGCTGTTGGCGCGGCTCCGGTGGAGGAGGCTTTGTTGGTCGGAGTATTAAAGACTCCCGAACTGAAGGCTCCCAGGCCAGCCCCGCGCGGCGCGATGACCGCCCGGAGACTCTTGGAGGACCGGGAGACCGAGACGGATATCATGTTGCCCAAGCTGCAGCGGTACTTCCGGGGCGTCCGGAACCGGGTGGACGGTATCCTCGGCCGGCATATGGAACGTGGGACAGACGCGACGAAGGACTTCCCATTCGATGCTAATGAACTGCTACCGTCGGCCGAGATAAATGGCCTCGCCGAGATAATCAGGGCGTCAACGGCCAGGGTGTCCCGAAAGACGTTCGACATTATCAACGATTCAGGCGTGGCCGGCACGTTGGATTGGGATGAGAAGTTGACGGTGGTCCAGTCCGCACTGACGCAGGCTCCGACGCGGGCCACCATGATTCACCGGACCAGCTTCCGGAATATCGGGCGGGCCATCGAGATAGCCTTGGAACGCGGCTATTCCATCGAGAGCCTGGCCAGGGGTGTCCCGGACGACAACTTCCCTGGCCTCCGGTCCTTGTTGACCGAGACCGAGAAACGTGCTCGGCTTATCGCCCGAACCGAGATAATGAGAACGCAGAACCAGACGTCCGTGGGCTTCTACCAGGAGCAAGGGTTCGGATATGTCCGCGCCGACGACCCGGACGGCGACCCGGATGACAACTACATCGACCCTGGCGACCCATATGAACGGACTTGCATCCAGAGGCATGGCCAGGTCTACACCTTAGACCAGGCCCGGAACATAGACGACCATCCCAACGGGCGGCTGAACTGGCTGCCCATGCCGAGGAATTATCGACCAGAGGAGACCGTATGATTAACAAGTTCTATATTTCCGACGCAAAGGTTTTAGATGACCGCGCCGGCATCGTAGAGGCATACGTGAATACGATGGGAATTCGGGATGCCGATGGCGATATAATCGACCCTGCCGCCTTCGATAACAGCATCCGGGCCAACCTCCCGATTCCGGTCTTGGCCGGACACGACCAATCGAGGCTGGTCGGCAAGGTCTTATTCGCTCAGTCGGAACAGACCGGCGCCGGCGACGAGCATCGTCTATATACTAGGATGCAGATGAACATGGATACCCAAGCCGGCCAAGAGACCTACTCAAACATCGCGGGAGACTATATCCGCGAGTGGTCCGTGGGCTTCAATCTCCCCGAGGGTGATGCAGTCGAATACAATCGGAATGGAAAAGAGACTACGCGCCGTATCTTGAACTTGGATTGGGTGGAGGTTTCAGCCGTTATCCGTGGGGCTTCACCCTCAACATCGACCATAGCAGCCAAGGCTTTGAAGGCTCCGGACACATATTCGACCAGAGAGGCGGCCGAGGCTAGGTCAACTGAGCTTGGATGTTCAGGCTCACACTCGATGATGGTTGAGGGCGAGGATGTTTTTATGCCCTGCCGGACCCACGCTAGATATCAGGCTGTAATCGATGGCCATGAGTACCAAGAATCAGAGCCGGAGATTAAGCCATTCCCGAACTTCCATGCTTGCCGGATTATGAATCCAGACAGCTTCGACCGCTTCCGGACCTCCTCAGAAACTATCGAGGAGGGCGATTATGATGGCAAGGCTGTCGAGGTACTTTTTGGTCGGAACGAGGAGACCGGAGATTGGGCACTTACGTCTTACCGGATGCCACTTGAGGAATGGACAGAGGCCGAAGCTCGGTCGTTCTGCCGCGCCCATGACGGCATCTTATTTGAACCAGCGACCGGAGAGGCTTCCACTGACGCCGCCTCCGACACGGTCCTCGTGACCGCCTCGGACACGGCCAGCCAGACGTTACGCCTCACCCGCTTGCGACTAAACTTGAAATTGAACCAGGAGTTATAAATTGGACACAAAAGAACTTCGCGCCGAGGCCGGCGCACTGTTGGACCAAGCCCAAGTCGCTATCAGCGAGGGCGAAATTGAGACTTTCCAGAGGTTGGCAGACGAGGCTCAGGCTACCATGGAGAAGGCCGACCAGGTCGATGCAGCCGCCTCTCAGGTCCGGAAGATGCGCGGTGACTTCAACCGACCGCTGAACAACATCCCGGTCACATCACAAGATGTGGCAATCTACGACCCGATGGACAGCACCGCCAGGATAAAGGGCGATTATAAACCGGCGTCATTCATTAAGGGGCTGCCGGCGATGGCTCAACCGTTGTGGGTTCAGGAACAGATGGGCGACAACGTCAAGGACGAGGCCCGGTTTATGACCGACACCTTCACCAAGTGGCTTCGGTCGCCTTCCGAGGATATGTTCTGGAAAACGGCCAGCCCGGACGAGATTAAGGCCATGCAAGAGGACACCGACGCCGAGGGCGGGTTCTTCGTGCCTGAACAGTTCGTGAACCAAACTATCCACGATACCGGAGTCCCAGGCTCCCAGCTTCGGCCTCTTTGTAGCGTGATTCGGGTCGCATCCAAGGACGGGTACCTCCCGACCATGGCATCGGCGACATGGGCGGCAATAGCAGAGGAAGCGGCGCCGACCGAGTCCACGCCGGTCGTGGGCCAGGTGACCTTCGCCATCGAGAAGTCCGGAGGACTGGTCAAGGTCAGCCGGGAACTCCTGGACGACTCGGCCATCAACCTCCCGGCCTTGCTTTCGCAGGTATTCCAGGAGGCAGCCGGACAGTTCGAGGATGTTGGAATCATCTCGGGCAATAATACGACCCAGTACGCCGGCATCATGTCCGACTCGTCTGTGGCCTTCTACACGATGGCCAATGCGACCTCGGTCGTAGGGGCTGACTTGATTGGGACCTACTACGCCCTCAACGCCCAGCACCGGGCCAATGCCAGTTGGGTGATGAAGTCCACCATCGCGGCACTCATCAACTCAATCGCCATCACCGCCGCCGGGGTGCATAGCATCCCAAGCCTGACCGCCGCGCCGGCAGACTTTATCCTCGGCAAGAGGAACGTCTTGACCGACGTGGTCAGCGGCTTGGGAGGCAATATCACGTCCACCGAGAAGATTGCCATATTCGGCGATTTCAAACAGTATTACATATTTGATAGGGTCGGTTTCACAATCCGCAGGAACGATAGTTTGTTCATGGGGAACGACCAGGTCGGGTTTTTTGCGAGCCGCCGCGGTGACGGTCAAGTCGGCCTCGCCTCCGCATTCAAGATTCCACGCGCCGCCTAAACAGCGGTCGGCTAATCGGGCGCGGGGCTTCGGTCCCGCGCCCAACTTAGGAGGGCAATCATGCCCAAGACAACATGCGTTCAGAACTTTTCTGATGGAGAGGGTATAGCTTACGAGGCCGGCGTGGAG